GACCTCAATAGCAACAGATACAACGGGGGCAGATGCGGAAGCAGATACAGTTTTGGAAGTTCGGACCATTTTATATACCTTACTAGCCTTTCGTTTTTAAGTAGTTTAACGCATTTATATATTTTTTGCCCGTAAATGTGGGTTTACGAGCAAAAACAGGAGGTTAGGCGCGATTATGTATAATAACAAAATAATTCTCATATAACCACGGCATCTGATTTCGCGCTGCTCTGGAAACCAGTGTCATTGCCGTCAAAAAATACATCGCCGACAAATTGCGGTATTCTTCGGCGGCATTTGATGAAATCAGGGATTCGCCAATACGAATGGCAATGTCGCGATTTTCGTTCAAGGTTTGGTCGCGCATATTGATGTTTTCGGCAAACGCAAATGGATTCCCCGAATTATATATATTGTATCTCAAGTCGCGGGGAATAGAGCACCAAATTGTAAAGAGGAATCCGACAAAGGCCCCAATTTCATTGTTTGACAGCCGATTAAACCATTCAATGTTGGAATAATGCCCGAGCGCGTCAATTTTCATAAACAATTCGTTGGTTCGGCGCGTGAGAGAATCAATACCGGCATTTACTTGCGCACATATTTCCACGTCATCATCTTTTGACAAAATCCTGTTTTCTGGGAACACAATACTTGTTAGTCGCATTGCGCGAATAAATCTGGCGCCAAATGTGGGTTTCATGTCTTCGCGGGTATATGGGTTATCAAACTTTTTCATTTTGGAAAGTAGATGATAGAGGGACCGCATATGGAAGCCATATTGGACCCCGGTGCTATCCTTGTGTTCAATGTATTCGGAGAAGGGGATTTCGTTGAGTGGGTCCAGGGTATAGAAGTCGGCCTCGTTCACACACAATTTTGGTGTGAGTTTGCCTTTGATTTTGAAAAGCTCGCGAACAAACCACCCGCGACTGGCTTGTTGTATTTTGATTGCGGATTTTTGTTCTTGGCGGAAGTTGAGTATGCGATTTATCAGGTCGATTTTTGTGCCTGAAACACGGAGCTTGAGCTCACGGGCAATATCTTTTAGTTCGGGTAATTTACATTTTGTTAAATCTGCGAGTAAATCTGGTTGAGGACGTGCCATTTTGGAAAGCATTATATGTTTTAAATATACATTGTTTTTATACCCTTGTATAAATGTATGACCGCAAAATCTATGACCGCAAAATCTATGACCGCAAATATTTTACATCAACACACTGTATCACGAGCCAAAAAATTGAAAACACATAAATGATTATTCAAATCAATATAAAGATTCCCCCAATAATAAGCTATACCAAGATGACCGCCAAAGCACAACCAATCGTATTAGACAACACCACCTGGACCGCCGATGCGTTCAAGTTCATGCCTCCCAAGGTCAATGACAAGGGTGGAAAATCCATTAATTTAATCAGCACCCAAACCAATCGCTCTCTACACATCACGACTCCTCTTATGACTACTTGGGGAATCAGTGATTTCATTGACCCCAACACCGGAGTCAGTGATGGAAAGCACAGCATTTCGCTCACATTCCCCAACGAGGGATTTTCCAACAAGAACACGGACGCCTTCTTGGAGAAGATGAAGGCATTTGAGAGTGCAGTCATCGATGCCGCCGTGAAGAATTCCGAGATGTGGTGGGGCGAGCAATTAGAGCAGGGCATTTTGAAGCACACATTCTTCCCTGTTTTGAAGTATCCTAAGGTCAAGGGAACCAAGAAGTCCGATTTGACAAAGAGCCCCAGTATTAGCGCCAAGGTGCCTTATTACGAGAGAGACGGACGCTGGAATGTGGAGATTTATGATGTGAATCGTACTCTGCTTTTCCCTTGCGATAACGAGGAGCTAACTCCTGCGCACTTTGTACCCAAGCTTAGCAATGTTGCTTGTGTTATTCAGTGCGGCGGAATCTGGATTGGAGGCAAGGGATGGGGAATCACCTGGAAGCTTGTTCAGTGTGTCGTCAAGCCCAAGGAGGTTGCTTCTGTATTTGGAACTTGCCACATCAATTTGTCGGAGGAGGACCGTTCTGCTATTGTGAATGGCAGTGAACCCGCCGAGGATATTGATGATATTCCGGCACCGAGCAAAGTTGAGACCAAGGCCTCAAACAAGGTTGAGGCACCTAAGGCGGCTGCTTCTGCTTCTATAGTGAAGAAAGTTGTTGCGCCACCTGTCGTCCAGGCAGCCGTACAAGCGGCCCAAGTAGATGACAGTGATGAGGAGGAGGAGCCCGAGCCAAAAGTTGTCGAGGTTCCAAAGGTTGTTGAAGCCCCTGCTGTTGTTGCTGCCGCTGCGGCCCCTGCTGCCCCTTCGGCCCCTTCGGAGCCAAAGAAAATTATTAAGAAGGTAGTCGCCAAGAAGTAAATGCTCCACATATTAAGCATTCACTTAAGACCTTCTTGTTTTTTATTACAACTATATTTGTCAAATACTTATTTGTCAAATATATAGAATATGCGCATGGCACGTAAAACAATAAAACACCGCAAAATCAAACCGCTCAATTGTAATCCATCCGTAAAAACACCGATTCCGCGTTCATGTATGACAATCGAGGCACTCATGCTATTGCGCGACGAATACAATAAAGACCATCCAACCAATCGTATTATTGCGGAAAAACCGGTGCTTATCTGGTACGAACTCAAAATGCGGCTTCAATGTGAAGATGAGAGGTGCTGGCTCGGCGAAATTGACGATGTTGCCAAACGCAATATGGTACAAGACCAATTGTTCGCCCCCGACCATCCACCCGAATGGATTAAGAATCCGCTTGAATGGTTGACGAATATTGACATTGACAAAGTAATGGCACAATATGAGCAAAAATACGCGGACTTTGAATATTTAGGCACTACCTCTATTGATTATGATTTTATTGTTGACAAAACACGCGGAACATGTGTCGAAGATATGTTGTGTAAGTTTGATTTGGCGGCGGCTGGCAATAGAGGCAAACAGCGGTTTGCGGCAGTTTTCAATTTAGACAAACACGATGAGCCGGGTTCACATTGGGTTTCCATATTTATTAGTGTGCCTAAGAAAACAATTGTGTTTTTTGATAGTGCCAATGGCGGGGTTCCCAAGGAAATCCGGCGATTTGCGAAGCTGATTCAAAAACAAGATAGCGAGTATAGATTCATTGCGTCCAAAAAAGAACATCAGAAGAAAAACACCGAATGTGGTGTGTATTCTATCCATTTCATCATTGAAATGCTGAATGATTTTGACAAGATGTTAGAGATGGTAATGAAAGGCAATATATCGGACAAGGCAATGACACGTTATCGGCGCAAGTATTTCAACCGACCAAATACATAATAATATTATTTTGTAGTTTAATAGTATAATGTTATCAGTAAAAAAACGTAAACATAGAAAAAAAACAAGACGAAAGATAAAAAAAGGAGGGAATGCGGTTCGAGTATATCATATACCTAGTGATAGTGAGACCACACTATTATATCCAATAATAGAGGTTATGCCTTTAAATAACGCTTATGGTAAAAAAAAGTATGTTAAAGCTGTGAAAGATGGGAAAGATGAGAAAGATGAGATTATTCCTTATTTTTCGGGAGCTGTATCACTAAGAGATCTTGTACCAATATTGAATAATGGCGAAGAAAAAAATGTTTTTGATATGTTTTCTGGTAAATATGTTCCAAATATTAAAGTGAAACAAAGCACAATATATGTGCATTCTAAGCGCGATTTACAAATGATTGAATTGTATCAATCCATTTATACTAAGTATAACCGTAATAATTTACTAATAAAACTTGTGAAGTTGTTAGAAAAAAAAAAATTAAATACTATGGTAGATTCTATGAAAAAATATATTGATGCTGCTGCTGCTGCTGCTGCTGCTGCTGCTGCTGCTCCTGTTGATCCTGCTGTTCTTGATGCTTTTAAAACCCAATTTGGATTGCCAAATGACATTGTCCTAGAAAAACTGACTATGTATGAGTCTAAAATATTAGATAAACTGTACCAAGAAATTGATGATGATAGTGTTAAATCTATTATGGAATTTATTAATGACCCTGCAAACACACAACCATCACATAAGTATAAACTTATTTATTCCGAAAATGATGACAATACATACGATAATATTCGGTATGTAATTATTACATTAATGTTAAATACAGACATACTTAAGGAATATGCTGATGCTGCTAACAAATTGGCTGCTGTTGCTGCCAATCTGGCTGCTCCTGTACAAGGTAATAATAATCAAATCCCGGCAATAGTTGCTGCGATTGCTGCCGCCAATCCTCGTGCTGCTGCTGCTCCTGCTCCTGTACAAGGTAATAATAATCAAATCCCGGCAATAGTTGCTGCGATTGCTGCCGCCAATGCTCATGCTCCTGCTCCTGCTCCTGCTCCTGCTCCTGGAGACCCTCTACAAGCACGCGCATTAATTGCCGCAATTGTTGCGGCATTAGCTGGACCAGTGGCATAAGCAAGACTATGCGCAAGACTATACGCAAGACTATGCGCAAGACTATACGCAAGACCATAATATATTATTGTAATCCTCCTCTACAAACTGGACATCTCAAATCGCGTTGAAACCATCTTCTTAGCGCGGCTTCTTTGAATACATGTCCACATCGCGTTATTTTCATAACATTAGCACCCACCTCTATTGGTTCTAATGTTATCGGACAAGTTGTCGGTTCTGGCAACTCCGGTTGCGCATAAATAGTTGTATTGTTTGATATATCGAGTTGTGTTGGAACACCACCTGTTTGGCCAGAAGCATCACGCAACAATGCTTGGCCAGAAGCATCACGCAACAATGCTTGGCCAGAAGCATCACGCAACAATGACAAAATATAGGCTGGATTAAAAACTGATACAAACTCAAATGACAGAGTGTCTTCTGCAGGTGCTGCTGCAGCAGTAGCAGCAGTTGTCCCTCTATAATCATTCAAACTGCGTCTGAATCCTCCGCCACTTCTTGGTGTAGTCTGCGTACTAATAATGTCCAGTGCATCCGAAACAACTTGTAAATACCGTCGCTGGTTATTTTGTAAATCTCTCAAAACATCGTAAATATTGTTCGAACCATCCATAATAAAGTTGAAAGGTATAAAGAGTTTTGCTACTTTTCTATATATATATTTTTTCAATGAATATTTCTCCCGCGAATTATAAGACAAACGGATTCACCGGATTGGCAAATCTAGGTAATACATGTTTTCTCAATTCGTGTTTACAAGTCCTCTCACATACCTATGAACTCCATGGGTTATTTGATAAACCCGCGGTCCAAACAAAAATGGCAATTAATTCGCTTGATGTCCGCATATTC